AGGCTGCCGCCAAGGCCGCCGTTAAGGTTCCGCGCCCCCGGCAAAAGCCCAAAGTACGCACCGACAACCCCGGCGGTGAGTGGTTAGAAAACGAGAAACGTCGAGCCCGCGAGAACGGCTTTCGGGGCGCTGTCACCGGTTATCTGAAAAAAGCAATCGAATTAGACCCACAGAAACTTAAAGACATACGGGGCGCAAACAACGAAGTGCGCGTACCGGGCGAAAGCCAGTATGATATGCTGCGCCCCAGCGTAGAACGGCACGGCCTGTACGAGGACAGCCCGATCTTGATCGGTGTTGACCAGTTTGGTGAACCGCGCATCATCGAGGGCAACACCCGCGCGGCAGTCGCCCGCGATTTAGGACTGCGCGCTGTTCCCGCCGAGGTTCGCTACTTCGCTGGCGGCGAGGGGGTTGAAGGTCCAATGATGCCTGAGCTGCTTGAGAAATATATGCCGCCATCGGAACTGTCACTCGACCCGAACTTTCAGCGGTTCTTTGGTGGCAGCCAAGCCGTTGACAAGTACGGCGAGCCGCTGCGCCTGTACCACGGCACCAGCGACCGGATCGGCACCAACTTCAACATCTACCACCCGAACCGCAAGGACGCGGGCTGGATGGGGCGCGGCGCGTATCTGAGCGATGACCCAACCTTGGCCAAAATGTACGCGACGATGAAGGCGGGGAACGCCGATCCAAACACAGTGGCCGTTTACGCAAACATCCAAAACCCGTACAGCATGACGCTTGACGAGAAAAACATGCTGCGCTTCATGTCACAGGATAAAATAGACGACTGGACGAATGACATCCGCCAGCGTGGCTACGACGCAACTTCTCTGACATTTCCGGGTGGGGAAAAAGAGTTTGCCGTATTCGATCCTGAGCGGCAGTTAAAGTCGGCCATCGGCAATCGTGGCACATATGATCCTGACGACCCAGATCTTGCCAAAGCGCGTGGCGGTCGTGTTGCAAAGCCGCGTAAATACGCCGTCAAGAAAAAAGGGAAGTAACGATGGGTATCGCGTCGCGTTTCGCCGCTAAGGCCGCAAAAGAGGCTGCCGCTAAGGCCGCTGCCAAGGCTGCTGCCAAGGCTGCTGCCAAGGTTGTTACGCCTAAATCCAAGACGCCCAAACCTAAAGCGAAACCTGTTGTTAAGGGCATTGCAAACCCCCTCCATGAAGTCGCGCTTGAGTTTGGCTCGGATGTCGCTCGCAGGCTCGACGGCATGATCCCATCAGACGCGCCGCTGTCAGAGTGGCGTGCGGCTGCGCAACGTCTATCGGGATCTGACATACCGAACGCAGCGGCCCCTAGCCCCTATTCTGTGCGCCCGGCGGACATAGCAACAGATCCGCGCATTGAAAGCCGTAAAGGCGAACTGGGCAAGATCGCTAACCTCGAAGTAGAGCTGGCCCCGCGCATTACCGATCCCGCGCCAGAGGTCAGCATCTTTGACTACGAAGGCTACCCGTACATCACATCCATGTCCGACCTTGCGGCAGCGGGTGACGACATCACCGCGATCAACGATGTAAGGTTCCGCGTCCCGTTCAGTCGCCGTGGCGGCCAAGACTATATGTTCGACAACCCCGGCTCTGTCTGGGCGTCCGAGCGCGGCCCTGCTGAACGGCACGTAGAGCTTGCGGATCAGCTACAACAGATGACAGGCAAAGACGTCCTGTACATGCCGTGGACGATGGGGCCGAAAGCGGTAAAGTTCTCGCACATGCCGCGCGGCGTCCAATACAGCTACGCCGATGCAGCGATGGAAGGCGCGGATCGCAAGGCACTCGCCGCTGGCATCAAGGAAATCTTGCCAAACTGGCGTGGGTTTGAAGATCCCGACAGCGCTGAAATGTTCATGACCGTCACTGGCAAGGCGCGCGGCGCTTTGAATACATTGATGGACAAATATCGTAATCGCGGCGGTCTTGGGGAAGGGGAGGCGATATACGCCTCGACCGACCTTGACCAAATAAACACTCCGCTGACAACACTTCGCAATGTCGGCATCATCGACCCAAGGTTCGGCGCGTCACCCTCGTCCCACGCGTCCTACAACTACTCGATCCCCGGTCGTGGTGTGGGAAGACTGAAGGAAAACATTGGCGCTCTTGGCCTATCCCCTGACGTCATGGCGGCACTCAAATATGAGACCCCGTTCGACTTCCCAGTAGGCGTTCAGCCCGGCACTAAGTCACCTCTGCGCGCCATGCAGATGAAGCCGCAAGGCGGCGTCCTTGACTACGGAACGCTCAGGTTTCTTGAGGGTCTTCTGGAAAAAGATAAGAAGTAGAGAACGCGTCGGCTAAGTCAGGGCGTCCCCGCTCGTCCCGCAGAAACGAACGCACCTCTTCTTCTGTCGTGCGCCTGATGCGCTTGATACGGCACACGGTCTCAAACCAGAGCAACTCGCGATACATGTCTGTGTCTGGGCAGTTTTCAGGGTCCATTAAGGTAAGCATCAACGTCCGTCTCCCTTCGCTTCGGCCAGCAACGCGGCATAGGCTATGTTATCCTCGGCGCTGTCGGCGTGGTACTCGCTGCGCGTGAACAGGCGCACCAGCTTGACCTGCTGCATGAACATCCAGCCCTCGCTTTCGGTCAGGTCGCGGCCGGTGATGGCGTTGAAGGCCGTCACGATCTTGCCCATCGACCGCTCGCCCTCTGGCTCGTCATAGGTCGCGGATCGGTCGTGCATGTGCGCCGCAGCGCGGCCCAACAACTCGGCAGCCTTTGGCTCTGGCACCTTAGCCATTTCGTTAAGTTCTTCGTTTATCTCTTTGATAATTTTCATTTTCTTTTCCTTCGTTTCATCGCCTCTAGCAGCACCTCTTGAATGCTGCGCTTGCTTGACAGGCGCTCCATGACGACCTCGTCCACGGTGTCGCGCGCCAGTATCGGGTAAATCAGCACAGGGCGATCATGCCCCGCCTGCTTCTGCCGCATGGGGCCGATGCGCTCGATGATCTGCATGTGCTCTTCTAAGTTCCAGTTGACCCCGAAGAAGGCGAGGATGTTGCCCCCGTCCGCGAGGTTGAGGCCGTGTCCCGCCGACGCAGGGTGAGCGAATAGTATCGGCACCCGCCCGGCGTTCCAATCCCTGATCGTATCAGGGTTAGCGTCCAGCACCCTGCCTTGACGGAAACGGATCTGTAGACGTTGAAGGTCGTGCTTGAAATTGTAGGCCACCAGCACGGGCGCGCCGTTAGCCTCCTCGATAATGCTTTCCAGCGCGTCCAGCTTGGCATTATGGATGTCCTCCCACTTCCCTTCCTCGCCTACGTACATCGCGCCGTTGGCAATCTGCAACAGCTTCTGCGTCCGCACGGCGGCGTTGGCCGCCTCGACCTCGTTCTCCGCGAGCTGCGCGAACATCTCCGTCTCCATCGACACGTACAGCTTGCGCACCGACGGGATGAAGTCGGCGTAGACCGGCACCACGTTCGGCTCCTCGACGGACAGCGCACGGACAGTCAGGCAGACGTCGCGCAGCTTCTCCTCGACCTCACGCTGCGTGTGCTCGTAAGGCACGAGGCTGTAGCCGTCGTAGCCCTTGCGGAACCACCGCTGCTCGAAGGCGCTGAACGTGCGGCCCAGACGCTCGCCCTTGTCGATGAACCATATCTGCCCCCACAGATCCTTTATGCCGTTGGGCGCAGGCGTCCCTGTGAGGCCGATAAAGCGGCTCCCCTCTCCGTGGACCACCTGACCCAGCAATCGCGCCCTAGAGCCTCCCTGACGCAGCCTGAAGGACTTCAGGCGGGTGAACTCGTCCGCGACCACCGTCTTGAACGGCCACGCGTCGCCCAGCTCCCTGCGGAGCCACCCGATGTTGTCGTAATTCATGCAGTAGATGTCGGCGTCCTTGGCCACCGCACGCTCGCGCTGCTTCTGCGTGCCAGTGATGACACTGACGCGCAGGTGCGACAGGTGGTCCCACTTCTGGACCTCCTCGGGCCACGTTGACTTCGCGACGCGTAAGGGGGCCAGCACGAGCACAGGGTAGATGTCGTCCACGACGGACATGTTGTCCAGCGCCGTGAGCGTGGTGACGGTCTTGCCGCCACCCATCGGCATCCACAACGCACAGCGCGGCACGTCGTACAGGAAGCGCATGGCGTCCTGCTGATAGTCGTGTGGTACGAAGGTACGTGTCACTCTGCCCCCTCGTGCAGATCAGCTTCGTCCGCTTCAACCTCTGCTACTCGACGTTCTTCCCAGAGTTTCTCATGCAAAACCCAATCCTCGTTGGCTCTGGCTTCTGTGATTTCATGTGAATAGTTACGCGCCATAATTTAACCCTCCAGCCCTACATTGGCCCAGTTGATGCCGGTCTCAGCAAAACGCTTCCCGCGAAGGAGCGAACGATACTCGGCGCGCAGGTTCTCGAGGCGAACCTTGACTAGAACAGGGCGGCCACCGGCAACCTTAACGGCTTCGGCACGAGCGGCGCAATCGGCGAGAGCCGCGTCCCAATCAACCTTACGCGCGGCGGCCAGTTGAACACGGCCCTTAGCGGCGTCTGAAAGATCAATGTAACGTGCCATTTGTTTATTCCCTTATTCTGTGTTGGTAAGCCTTATTGGCACACCAACTAACTGGTTGCAACCCCCTTTCGCACTTTTTCCACAATTTCGTCGATTTCTTCGATGGTGCGCGCCGTGAACACCGGAATGCCCGCGTCCTGCATGCGCCTGACCTCACGCTCCTGTAGCTTGCTGTAGCGGTCTTTGTAGTGGTCGGTTTCGGCCTTTATCTCGATGAAAGCGGCGTTC